ATCCCGGACGACATCTACAAGATCTCCGGCGAGTATCAGACTCTTCCGACATCGCTCGTTGCAAACACTGACACGCCTGAAATGCCGACGCATCTGCACATGGCGATCGTCTACAAGGCTATGCAGTTCTATGGCCTGTACGAGGCTGCGCCTGAGGTTTTGAGCAAAGGCAACACCGAGTTCAGTCGGCTGATGAACCAGCTTGAGCGTGAGCAGCTTCCTGAGCTGTACCTGGGGAATCCGCTGGCCTGAGGGTGCAATGCAGAAGGACCAGCTCCCCCGCGTTCAGTACAACCTCATCCGCCTCGGAGGCGGTCTGGATCAGGTCACGCCTACGCTGGTCATGCCGCCCGGGTTTGCTCGCAAGGCAGCCAACTTTGAGTGCAGCGTCAACGGTGGCTATACGCGGATCGCAGGGTACGAGCGGTTTGATGGTCGAACCAGTCCGTCGGCTGCGCTGTACAACATCCTGACTTGCTCGTTGACTGGCACGGTGTCGGTCGGCAACACAGTAGTCGGGCAGACTTCCGCGGCCACCGGCAAGGTGATTGCGCGCAGTGGCAACGACGTTGTCGTCACCAGGCAGACGGGGACGTTTGTGAGCGGTGAGGGCATCACGGTGTCTGCGGTTGCCGTCGGCACGATCACCAGCCTGACTGGTGTTTCCGCCGACGGGCTGACCAACGCGCAGTACCGCAGCCTGGCAGCCGACGAGTACCGCACCAGCATTCAGGCAGTCCCTGGATCTGGCAGCGTCTTAGGAGTGGCCATCTACAAAGGCGACGTGTACGCCTGGCGCAACAACGCTGGCGGCACGGCAGCCGTGATGCACAAGGCCACAGCCTCTGGGTGGACAGCGATCACGTTCGGAAAAGAGCTGGCGTTTAACAGCGGCACAAACCAAATCAACGATGGCGAGACCGTCACTGGACAGACTAGCGGGGCCACTGGGCTAGTGTCTCGCGTTGTTTGGCAGGACGGCACCTGGGGAGGCGCTACGCTGGCCTCTGGCCGCCTGATCTTGTCCAGCACCACTGGCACCTTCCAGGCGGGCGAAAACCTGCGCATCGGCGCCACGGTACACGCGCACGCGGGCGGCGCGGCCACTCAGATCACGCTGCTGCCAGGAGGTCGCTACGAGACGGTAGTCGGAAACTTTGGCGGCGGAGATGCCAACTACCGGCTGTACGGCTGCGACGGCGTCAACCGCGCCTTTGAGTTCGACGGCACGGTGTTTGTTCCCATCGCCACGACGATGCCAACGGACACGCCAAAGCATGTCGTGGTCCACAAGCAGCACCTGTTCTTGTCTTTCGGTGCATCGCTGCAGTTCTCTGCGCTTGGCTATCCCTACCAGTGGGATCCAGTACTGGGCGCAGGTGAGATCGCCATGAATGGCACGATCACTAACCTGATCGTGTTGCCTGGCGACCAGTCGTCGGGCGCGTTGGGCGTCTACACCAGGCGCGACACGTCGGTGCTGTATGGCACTAGCGAGGCCAACTTTGCGCTGTCGACGTTCAACACTGGTACTGGCGCAGTTCCGTACACGGCGCAAAACCTTGACCAGGCTTACGTGCTTGATGACCGCGGCATTATCAGTTTGGGCACAACGCTGAACTTCGGCAACTTCCTGCCTGCGGCTTTGACGATGAGTTTGCGGCCGTATCTTCAGAGTCGCATCAACACGGCCACAGCAAGCTCATTGAGCCGCGACAAGGGTCAGTACCGGGTCTTCTTCTCCGACGGCACAGGCATCTACATGACTGTTGTCAACGGCAAGCTCATGGGCTCAATGCCGGTGGAGTTCTCTGACCCGGTGATCTGCTGCGACGAGGGCGAAGACGCAAACGGTAATGCCGTGTCTTTCTTCGGGTCCAGCAATGGGTTTGTGTACCAGCTCGACAGGGGAACCAGCTTTGACGGCGAGGCCATACCCGCCAGCTTCAACTTGGTGTACGACTCTGTGAAATCTCCCCGGATCTTGAAAAGATTCCGTCGCGCAAGCGTGGAGATTGTTGGCGACTACTACTCTGAGATCCAGTTTGGGTACGACCTGGGCTACAGGCGAGCGGAGATTCCGCAGCCGTTGGAAGCCACCTACCCGGCGGATCTTCGCTCCAGCTATTGGGACTCAATGATCTGGGACAACTTTGTGTGGGACGGTTCAGACATCAACCCGTCGGAGATTGAAGTGAGCGGGACTGCAGAGAACATTGCGGTTCGCATCTCCTGCTCGTCCAGTCTGTTCGAGCCTTTCACCGTCAACACAATCATTCTTCACTACACCATGCGTCGAGGAATCCGCTGATGACAAACCCGTACTACACGCACACCACGTTCCCGGCGCCTAATGCGCCAGGCTCGTCGGCAGCCTTGCGGGCAGAGTTGGACGCCGTTTCGGCTGGCTTCGACAAGCTGCCTGAGCTGACTGGAAATGCTGACAAGTTGGTCGTAGTGAACAGCACTGGGACCGCTTTGACCGCGACCCCTGCGTCGTTCGCGCCACTGGCTTCTCCGGCCTTTACGGGCACTCCAACGGCCCCAACGGCCGCCGCAGGCACCAACACGACGCAGCTCGCCACGACGGCGTTTGTCAGCGCCACCGCGTTCAGCGCGGCCTTGCCCGCGCAGTCTGGTAACGCAGGGAAGTTCGTCACCACTGACGGCACCAACGCTTCTTGGGGCGATCCTTGGACCGGGGCTGAGTTTATTGCCAACGGCTCGATCAGCCTGGGCGCGGCCGTGGCGGTGCGCACTGATGGCCAGGTTGAGGCGGTGGCGGAAAGCGCTGGCACCTACAACACGTCTGGCGTCTTGTTCGACACCAACGCAGCGTACCTGGCAAGCGCGTATCACGTTGCCCTGGACAAGTATGTGTTCGTGTACGCGGACGCGGACAACAGCAACTACGGCACGGCAGTCGTTGCGACGTTGGTCGGGCAGGTGTTGACGTTTGGCACCCCGGTCGTGTTCCGATCAGCCACGGTGGCTTGGACGTCTGTCGCCTACGACAGCGTCAACCAGAAGATGGTGATTGCCTACCAAGACGGTGGCAACAGCAGCTACGGCACGGCCATCGTCGGTACGGTGTCAGGCACGACGATCTCGTTTGGCATGACCCAGGTGTTCAACAGTGCCGGCACGGCGTACTGCGGCGTGGCTTTCGATGCGTCCGCGGGTCAGCCAGTCATCGTCTACCAGAACACGCCCAACCAGTACGGGTACGCGATCGTCGGCACGGTGTCTGGGACGGCTATCTCGTTTGGCGGATCTGCGGTCAACCTGCCTGCTTCGGCCACCACGTCGTCTTTCATGGTGGCCGCTTACGACTCCACCAACTCCAAGACGGTCATCTTCTTCCGAGACATCGGCGGATCCGCGGTGCGCGGGGTTGTCGGCACGGTGTCTGGGTCGGCCATCACCCTGGGGTCTCCGACGCAGTTGGCTACCAACGCAAGCTATCTGTCGACGGCTTTTGCCGGCAGCGGCAAGTGCGTCGTGGGGTTCCAAGACACGTCGAACAACGGCGGCTCTGTTGTCGCATCGGTGTCTGGCACGACGCTCACTTTCGGCTCGGTCGCCAACTTCATCGCCACGACAATGTCGGCGGTCACGCCTGCCGTGGTTTACGACAGCGTCAACGACCGCGTCGTCGTGCAGTACGCCACCAGTTCCAGCGTCCAGGTCAAGGTTGGCACGGTCTCGGGCACGACGATCTCCTACGGCGCGGCCACTACAGTTGATTCACAGAGCGGCGGCGTTGACCCTTACTTGACGGGTGCGTTCAATAGCACGCAAGGCCGTGTGGGTTTCGCCTACCGCCCGCGTGTCCCGACACAGTCGTTGGGTTACGTGTGGTCCAACCGTGTGACCAACGCGAACTCGTTCATCGGGTTTGCACAGAATGCCGCGTCGGCCTCCGGCTCAGTCAGGGTAGCAACAGCCAACCGGGTGGACGCCAACCGCACGGGGCTGGTTGACGGCACGCTTTACTACATCAACTACAACGGCACGCTCAGTACGGCCAACACGGGCTACGTGCTGGCCGGCCGGGCGCAGGGCGCGACCCGGATGCTGGTCAATGGCGCGGAGAAGGTTTCAATCGACGACTACCTCCCCGCGCAGACCGGCAACTCTTCCAAGTTCCTAACGACAAACGGGGCCACGGCTAGTTGGAGTTTTTTGTCGCCAGGATCATCCATGTACCTTGCCTTAACAGCAGGGGCTTTGTAACTTAAGGAGGCAGCCATGCCAGCAAACACCGCACCAATCTATCCAATTCGCCCCGCTGCTTACTCCGCCAGCTTAGTCTCGGCATCCGCTTGTACTACACGAGCCCCCACGGCGCACGCAACCCTTTCAGGTGGTGGTACGCCAAACTTTGCTGTTGCACTGGTTCCTGTTACCTCAGACGGTATGCGCGTGGATACCATTCAAGTGCAGGCGGCATCTACATCCATCAGTTCTGCAACGGTTGCACAGACGGTGCTTATCTGGCGCTCCAACGGCACGACAGGAGTGGTTATTGACGAGATTCAAGTGACCGCAGTAACGCCATCGACAACTGTTCCAGCATTCAGCGTGACGCGCAGTTACAGCAACCTTGCTCTGGCCTCAACAGATACGCTCTGGGTATCGACCACCGTGGCGACCACTGCAAGCTCTACGGCGCTGTGCGTTACTGCTTCTGGCGGGGTGTATTGAAATGCCATTTCCTAATACACCGAATGCAGTAGCCGAGCAATTCGGCAGGCGGGTGCAAAACTCTTGGCCTCGCATGGCGCTGCTCACCGCCACCGGAAATAGTATTTGGACTGTGCCAGATGGAGTTTTCAAGGTTAGAGCTTATGCGTTCGGGCCAGGGGGAAGCGCCGATAGCAGTTCTTCTGGGGGGGGCGGCGGCTGCGCTTTTGGCGAAATTGATGTCTATCCTGGGCAAGTAATTCAGACTGCTATTGCCACAGGCAACTCTGCAGGTCAGACAAGTTTTGGGGCGTGGCTTTTTGCAAACGGCGCTTCGTCAGATGGGTCACGTAACCGAATTGGTGGCACGGCATCAATAGCCCCATCGGTTAAAAACGGTAACGCATTCTCTGGGGGAAATGGCTTTGCAGGTGTTGGGACCGGCGGAGCAAGCTCTGGGTCACCGTTGGGGCCAGGAGTCAGCGCCGTAAGCGGTATGAGGGGCGGATGTGGCTGGGGCGGGGTAGGTGGTGGTGGTTCCTCCGGTGGCGGAGGGGGTGTTGGCGGACCTGGATCCGCTAGTTTAGGAAACTTCGGAGGGCATGGTGGTGGTTCAGACCCCACCCAGGGCGCATACGGCCATGTCAAAGGCGGAGCCAGAACACCGGGCTTTTACACGGACCCCCTTTTAGCGCTGTGTACCTCCCCCGGCGGCGCGGGAGGTTCGGGCGGCGGTGGTACCACCGCAAGCTCTGGCGGCTGTGCTGGCCCGGGAGGAGGGGGAGGGGGCGGCGGCAGCTACGGCGGCGGCGGCAGTGATGGCGGGTCTGGCGGGGCCGGCGGCCTGGGCGGCGGCGGCGGCGGCGCATTCAACGATCCAAATAATGACGGCGGTCCCGGGGGTCTTGGCGGCGGCGGCGGGTCGTCAGGCAACGGTACAGGCGGGAACGGCGGTTTTGGTGGGGGCGGCGCGTCAGCAGGTGCGCCGCAAGGCAGCGGGGGCCAAGGCTGCATCCTTCTCTTCTACTAAGGAAACCCCTGTGAAATACACAATCATTGAAGACAACCGCGCGGCGCACGTTCTGCGCGTTGACCCGTTCAGCATACTGAATGAAGACTATGCAGCTAGGTTTGTCAAATGCCCTGACGAGGTAGAGCAAGGCTGGACCTACGCGGACGGCGTGTTCAGCGCCCCGCCTGCGCCGCCTCCTCCCGGGCCGCCCACCGTCGTCACCATGCGCCAAGCCCGCCTGGCCCTGCTGGGCGCCGGCAAGCTCGACGACGTGGCCGCGGCCATCGCCGGCCTGCCCAGCCCACAGAAAGAGGCGGCGCAGATCGAGTGGGAATACTCTACCGAGGTCAAGCGCGATTCGGCCTTGGTCACTCAACTGGCCCCGGCCCTGGGCCTGGACGAGGCGGCGCTGGACGCGCTGTTCACGCAAGCATCAACTCTCTGAGCAGCACATGCCTATGAACGACACCGACTTCCAACGCCTTGAGGCGAAGGTGGACAAACTGACCGATGCCATCCAGCGCCTGATCCTCATTGAGGAACGACAGAGCAGCCAAGGCGAGCGCATCGGCAAGTGCGAGGCGCAGATCGCTGTGCATGACTCGGCGATCAACAAGACCGACCGTGTGCTGCACCAGTGGATCAATCGCGGCATCGGCGTGTGGGTGGCGGCCACGGTCGTGTTCACGATGGTGCAGTTCGGCTTCAAGTTCATGGGCAAGTGACCATGCTCGAAACCCTGCTTGGTGGTGTGTTCGGCGGCGTGCTGCGCCTGGCGCCCGAGGTGTTCAAGCTCTTCGACAGGAAGAACGAGCGGGCACACGAGCTGGCCATGCTCGGCGCGGAGATGGAGTTTGCCAAGGTTCGGGGCGAGATTGCCATGCGCCAGACTGAGGCGACCATGACCATGGCCGAGATGGACACGATGGCCGAAGCGTTCAAGGAGCAGAGCCGCACCGCTCAAGCCGCGGGCTGGTTTGTGGCCGGCATCTCGGCGCTGGTGCGGCCCACGGTTACGTACCTGTTCTTGGCGCTGTACGCCGCGGTGAAGGTCGCCGCGTTCCTAATCGCCATGGAACAGGGCGGCAACTGGAAGGACGTGCTGACCAGCATGTGGGGCAGCGACGACCTGGCCGTGTTCAACATGATCATCAGCTTCTGG